GAATACGAGGTTACTCAGCTAGTCCAGCTTCTACAGACCATGCAACAGGACAGCCCGCTGTACCCCGTACTGCTTCAAAGCATCATTGACAATATGAACCTCAGCAACCGCGAAGAGTTGATCGCGGCAATGCAACAGGCAAGTCAGCCCAACCCACAAGCTCAGCAGATGGCGATGATGGCACAGCAGGCTCAGATTGAGCTTCAGCAGAGCCAGACAGCGGCATTGAACGGTCAGGCCGCAGAGTCGCAGGCCAGAGCAGGCAAGCTCGCTACAGAAGCGCAGATTGCCCCACAAGAGCTTCAAATCGACATGATTAATGCAATTACCCGAAACCTGAAAGAAGGCGACCAAGAAGACAAAGAGTTTGAGCGCCGGTTGAAGGTAGCAGACAGATTGTTAAAAGAGCGCCAAGTGGAGGCTAGACCGCAAAATGCTAATGACGCAAACCGAACTCAACAACCTGTTCAGCCAAGTCAACGACGCCTTCAAGAAGCAGAAGGAACAGTTGAGCGACTTGAAGCGGCAATTAGACCAGTTGGAGGCTAGGCTAGATGGCTACGAAAAAAGACCCAAAACTGGTACGCGCGGGCGTAAGCGGGTACAACAAGCCGAAACGAACCCCGAACCATCCAACGAAGAAGTTCGTGGTGGTGGCGAAGGTGGGGGACAAGACCAAGACAATTAGGTTTGGCGATGCCAAGATGACGATCAAGAAGGATCAGCCTGCTCGTCGTAAGTCATTTAGGGCAAGGCACAAGTGCGATACTGATCCGCCCAGTAAACTGACAGCACGATACTGGTCGTGCAAAAAATGGTGACAGCATGAAAGTAAAAGCACCAGATGGCTATCACTGGATGAAAAGTGGTAGTAGTTATAAGCTGATGAAGGATCCGTCAGGCGGCTACAAGCCCCACAAAGGCGCGTCAAAGTCTGCTGATTTCAAGGTTCAGAAAGTCCACAAGGGCAAATAGGAGGTTGTTATGGCGGGTTACTCAAAAGGTGGAAACAAGCAGGTTGTTAGGTCAATGCCACCCAAAAAGAAAAAGAAAAAGAAGAAGACCTACTAATGCCTGCCAAGAAAAAGGCTAAGCCTAAAAAGAAATCCAGTAGCCCAACGCCAAAGAACAAGGCGTTATATGCGCGAGTGAAGGCTGAGGCCAAGAAAAAGTTTGACGTATACCCTAGCGCTTATGCTAATGCGTGGCTGGTGCGGGAATACAAAAAGCGTGGTGGCACCTATGCCTAAGACCAAGGGTGGTTTAACCAAGTGGTTTAAGGAAGAGTGGGTCGATATTAAGACCGGCAAGCCTTGTGGTCGCAAAAAGGCCAAAGGCTCAAAGCGTCCTTATCCTGCGTGTAGGCCCAAGAAGGTAGCCGCCAAGATGACGAAGGCGGAAAAGGATGCGGCCAAGGCCAAGAAGACAGGGCCAAAGCGCGTCAAGTATGCAGTGACCGCATCTGGCCGTAGGCGCAAGAAAACCAAGAAGGCTTGACGTTTATTCCGCAAAGATATACAAGGCAATGGATAAAGACACCGAAGAGTATTACAGCAAGTATTTCGACCTGTTTCGCACTGAGGGGTGGAAACAGCTAATCGAAGAGCTAAACCAAAACGCTATATTGATTAACAGCGTAGAGAATACAAAGGATCAGGAAGACCTTTATATTCGTAAGGGACAGTTAAAGGTGCTGGCATACTTGTTGAACTTTGAGTCTAGTTTGGAAGCTAGCTTTGAGGAGCTAGAGAAAGAAGATGAAGATATTTGACTTTCGCTGTGAGAATGGTCATGTATTTGAAGAATTTGTAGACGGCACAACCACGGCCAGTAGGTGCGGCTGTGGCGCAATGGCTACAAAAATCGTTTCAGCATCTAATTTCGTGCTGGATGGGTCAACTGGGGATTTCCCCGGCAGGCACATGAAGTGGGTACGAGAACATGAAGAGGCTGGGCGACGAGGGCGTGAGGCCAAACGAGAGGAAGGTCTTGCGTAATTTTAATCTCCACAACCTTTTTGAAGGCGGGGCTATTTAATGATGTCGAGAGCGACACTTATTGATGAGCGTCAAGACGTAGAAGAAACTGAAACTACGCAAGAGTTGACGAATGATCCGATTGAGAATCCAGAAATGGAACAGCCTCAAGAGGATGATATTCCGGAAAAGTATCGCGGTAAGTCTGTGCAAGACCTTGTACAGATGCACCAAGAGCTTGAGCGGTTTTCTGGCAAGCAGAGTTCTGAAGTCGGAGAAACGCGGAAGGAAGTCAACGAGTTGCGGGAATTAGTTGATGGCTACATCCAGACAGAACTCTCAAACAAACAAGCACCTCAACCCCAGCAGGATGATGGCGACAAAGATGATGTCGATTTCTTTGTTGATCCTCAATCTGCTGTAAACCGTGCAATAGACAATCACCCCAAGATCAGGGAGGCGGAAGCCTATACCCAGCAGTACAAACAGCAAACAGCGTTATCGCAGTTAAAATCCAGTCATCCTGACATGGAGAGTATTCTGAAAGATCCGAAGTTTGCTGAATGGATTAAGGGGTCGAAAGTCCGAACACAGTTGTTTGTACAGGCAGATCAACAGTATGACTACGATGCCGCTGACGAACTGTTTAATCTCTGGAAAGAGAAGAATCAGGTTGTTAAGCAGACTGCTCAAGCAGAGAAGATGGCTCGTCAGAATGCCGTAAAGTCCGCCAGTACAGGCAATGCTCGGGGATCAGTGGAAGGGTCAAGGAAGAAAGTCTATCGTCGTGCTGACATTATTAAATTGATGAAGTCCGACCCTGACCGTTACAGCTCTTTATCTGATGAGATATTGAAAGCATACGCAGAGGGTCGAGTTCGTTAGCCTAAAGGAGATTTATCGTGGCTACAGCAACTTATCCCGGCGCGGCGGGTAATACCGCCCTAACAGAAGCGGCAACTTTTGTACCAGAAATCTGGTCAGATGAAATTATTGCCGCCTATCAAAAGAACTTGAAGATGGCTCCCCTTGTCAAGCGTCTGTCTATGACCGGCAAGAAAGGTGACGTTATTCATATCCCCAAGCCTACTCGTGGTGATGCCAATGCTAAAGCGGCAGATACTGCGGTAACTATCATTGCTAACACTGAGTCAGAGTTGACAATTACTATTAATCGTCACTTTGAATACTCGCGTCTGATTGAAGACATCGTAGAGGTACAAGCTCTGTCATCTTTGCGTCAGTTCTACACTGAAGATGCTGGTTACGCTTTGGCTGTTCAGGTTGACAATGATCTTCATGCGGCTGGTACTGGTTTTGGTAACGGTGGCGCTATTGTGTTTAGCCCTGCTGAAACTGACTACCAGCACACTGGCTGTTTCTTTAACGATAATGGCACTACCACTCAGTACACTGATGACACTCTGGTAGCTGGTGACGAGTTTACGGATGCATTTTTCCGCGACATGATCCAGAAGCTAGATGACAACAATGTACCGATGGAAGGTCGTAATCTGATTATTCCGCCTGCAACGCGCAATGCGATTATGGGTATTGATCGGTATGTGTCATCTGACTTTGTATCTGGCGGTACAGTCAACAACGGCTTGATTGGTAATCTGTATGGTGTAGACGTTTACGTTTCCGCTAACTGCAGAACCATTGAGTCAGCGGCTGACAATACTGCTGGTACTGTTGATACTCGCGCGGCTTTGCTGTTCCATACGGAAGCAGTTGTTATGGCTGAGCAGATGGCAGTACGGTCACAGACACAGTACAAGCAAGAGTACCTCTCTACGCTGTATACCGCAGACACCCTTTATGGTGTTCAGGTGTATCGCCCAGAGGCTGGCTTTGTACTGGCAGTACCATCTGCCTAATCCTTCGGGGGCTTCGGCCCCCTTTTCCTTTTGTTTGTTTTTCTTGGAGTAGGTTATGGCAACCACGATTAAGCTAAAGAATGGATCAGGAGCGCCTCTGGCGAGCGATCTAGTCCAAGGCGAACCGGCATTAGACCTAACCAATAAGCGGCTGTACTCAGAAGATTCTGGCGGTACGGTTATTGAGATTGGCACCAACCCAAGCACGTTATCTATTGCTGGAACCGCAGTTACGGCTACTGCCGCAGAATTGAATATCTTGGATGGCGTGACAGCTACCGCTACTGAGCTAAATATTTTAGATGGAGTTACTGCAACCACAGCAGAACTCAACATTCTCGACGGCGTTACTGCTACGTTTGGCGAAATAAATCTTCTTGACGGCTCTAGCGCGGGAACGATTGTTAATTCAAAGTCTGTAATTTATGGCGCGGCTGGAGAGGTAAACGCGACAACTTTGCAGATTGGCGGGGTATCAATTACATCTACCGCCGCAGAACTCAACATCCTTGACGGTGTAACTGCTACAGCAACAGAGCTAAACCTTTTGGATGGCGTTACGGCAACAACAGCCGAATTAAATATTCTCGATGGTGTTACTGCTACTGCCGCCGAACTAAACGTCCTTGATGGCGTTACGGCATTTGTCGATGAAGACGATATGAGCAGTAATTCTGCTACGTCGATACCTAGTCAGCAGTCAGTTAAGGCTTATGTTGACTCACAGGTTGCTTCAGCCGACACACTGGCAGAGCTTACAGACACCAATGTAACTACCCCGGCTGATGGTGCATTGTTGTTCTATGACACAACAACATCTAAGTGGATTGACAACGTAGTATCAGGCGACATAACAATTGCCGATACAGGCGTAGCGGCTATTGAAGCTGGCGTGATTGTTAATGCAGATGTTAATGCTAGTGCGGCTATTGATGTCTCAAAGACTGCTTTGACAGCAGGGACGGGCTTAACCCTTGCGACAAACACCTTGTCGGTTGATGCGGCACAGACTCAGATTACTTCTGTAGGCACTCTGTCGAGCCTTTCAGTATCAGGCGCTCTAACCCTTGGCGGCACAGAAATTACGTCT